TGGTCTTGCAGGTATTGGATCATGCACTTTAGATACAGTAAGACTTATATCAGATAAGAGAGCAGTTGCTGCTGGTGCAACCACTCCAATTGCAACTTATGGTAGTGATGGATCTGGTTTCAACTTTAGACCAACTGCAGCATATTACTTTGTTGCTATAGAGGGAGTAGGTGATACAAATGGAATGTATGAGACTTTTGAAGCTGCTGTAATCAACTCTGAAAATAATCAAGCAGTAGTAGACTTTGGTGAAGTTGGTATTAACACAACATCATTAGGAACTGTGGGTGTAAGTTCTGTTGGTGGAAATTCAGTTAATCTAACATATTTCTCAGAACATGCTGCTAATGCAATAGTATTTGGACTTGAATTGCAAGTGTTTGATAATGTTGAAGTTGCTTCAAATTTACCACTTGAAAATGTTGAAGTTCTCAGTAATAGAGGAAGATATGTAGGAACTAAATTAGATCTTCAAACTGCATTTGATTTAAAACATAATGAAGCACCTATATTCAGAAAACAATTCTTTGGTAACAGAGATGAGGGGACTGGTGGAAATGGTGTTAATATAGCAAGAAATACAATTAATATTCCAGATCATTTCTTTGTCACTGGTGAAAAAGTAAATTACAGTTTTCAAGGTGCAGGTAGCATTAATGCTGTTGGTATTGAAGAAACAGTAGTTGCTGGTATTGGAACAACTGACAAACTACCACAAGAACTATTTGTTGTTAAATTTGGTGATGATGGACTAAGATTTGCTGAATCAGCAGAAAAAGCATTGAAGAAAAACCCTGAAGTATTCACACTTACTTCAGTTGGTATTGGAACATCACATCATATAACTGCCATCAATGAAAACTCTAAAGCAATCATAACTATTGATAATGTAATACAATCACCAATATCTGGTACTGCTGTTACAACTGCTCTCAGTAATGATATAGTATTTGCTCAAACCACTGCTGTCACAGGAATAACGTCGTTTGCTGCTGCAGATCTGGTTAGAATTGACGAAGAGATATGTAAAGTGCTTGATGTTGGTGTGGGTGGTAATAATTTAAAATTATTAAGAGCACAATTAGGAACAGGTCTTGCTGCTCACTCAGCTGGTTCTGTTGTAACTAAGTTAGTTGGTAATTATAATATTACAAAGAATACATTACATTTTGCTGAAGCACCTGCAGGTAATACACCATTAAGCACTACAACTGATCCAGATTCAAGATCATTTGCTGGTATTGTAACTCATTCAACTTTCCATGGAAGAGTCTTTACTAGAACTGCTAAACAAAACTCTACTTTAGAAACATACACCAATAATATGGTGTTTAATGATATCTCACATGAGTTCACAGGTATTCAAAGTGCATTTACTTTAACAACTGGGTTTGGAGACTCTAAGACTAATGCTATTGGATTTGCAACAAATAATGGTTGTGTATTAGTTAATGATGCATTCCAACAACCATCATCTTTAGAGCAAGGAAATTATGATTTCAATCAGTTTCTTGGCATTACTACAATTACATTCACTGGTGAAGCAGATGCTCTTGCAGAATATCGTAGACCAACTGATGAGGTTTTAGGTGAAAATGCAAATAGATCTAATTATCCATCTGGTGGTAAAATTTTATCTGTTGGTTCAGTTGGTGGTTTTGCTTATCAACCTCTAGTTGCTGCTGGTGGAACTGCCACAGTATCTGCTGCTGGTTCAATTACTGCTATTAGTATAGGTAATACTGGATCTGGATATAGAGCTGGTATTCAAACCTCTGTAAATGTTGGTGTTCAAACTTATGGAGTTGGTATTGCAAGTTTCCTTAAAGTTGGAACTGCAACTATTAGTAATGGTAATATTACTAGTGTTACTATTACAAATACTGGAACTGGTTATACTGATTTTGTAGATGACAGATTAACTACAATGACTGCTGTTGCTGTTGCAGGAACAACTATCATATCTGTTGCTACCACAGAAGGAATTAATTCTGGTTCATTTGTTTCCATTGCTCAAACAACTTCTGGTTCACCTTCAATACAAGTGGGAATAATCACTAATGTTCAGGTTGTAAGCGTTGGTGCTTCATCTATTACCATTGGTTCAGGAAATACTGTAGGACAGTCTGTAGGCATAGGAACAACCACTGCAGCACCTGTTGTGAGTATAAAGAGGTATGATCCACCAGAGGTGATTATAGATCCTCCTGTAAGTTATAGTAATATTCCATTAGTATATTCATCAACATCTACAACTGGTGCAGGTCAAAGTGCTTCAGCAAATATCATAGTTGGACAAGGATCAAGTGTAGTTGATTTTGAAATTAGACGTGAAGGATATGGTTTTGGTAATGGTGAGATATTAACTATTCCCACTGGTGGAACAACTGGTATTCCTACTGATACATCTAAAACTTTCTCTGAGTTTAGACTTACAGTGCAAGATATTCACTCAGATGAATTTAATGGGTGGACATTTGGACAATTACAACCAATTGACTCATTCACTAATTTATTTGATGGATTTAGAAAAGTATTCCAGTTAAAAATTAATAGTGAAGCAGTTTCACTTAAGACTTTCTTTGGATCATCAATTAAAGCAGAACAATCACTATTAGTGTTTATAAATGGAATGCTTCAGAAACCAAACTATGCATACAACATGGGAAGTGGTGGAAGTTCAATAGTATTCACCACAGCACCTAAAGCAGATGATGAATGTAGTGTCTTATTCTATAAAGGAACTCCTGAAATAGATGTAGCACTTTTATCCATTGCTAAAACAATCAAGAAGGGTGATGGTATTGATATCAACAATAATCCTGAAAAAGATCAAGGTGAAGGTTTAAATCAAGAACCAAGAACTATTTTAGGTATAACATCATTAAGTTCTGACACTGTTTCTACTAACCCATACAGGAGAATAGGTATTACAACTGATATTAGTTTACTTAGACCTGCATATTGGAGAAAGCAAACCACTGATGTTATTATTGATGCTGAACCAGTTGGAAAAGATAGAGTTGAGTTAGAGGCAGAACCATTCCCAACCACATATCTTATTAATTCTGTAAGTGCAGGTGCCACTATATTGAGTGTGAAGAGTGCAGTTCCATTCTTTAATCCAAATAATGAAGAACCAACTAATAAGACAATAACTCAAAACTTTGTTGATATCAAATCTCAAAATACAATTGAAGTTGGTTTAGCAACTGCCATTGTGTCTGATACTGGAACTGTATCATCTGTTGACTTGACCAATATTGGTTTTGGATACACAGGAGTTCCTACTCTTAAATTCTCATCTCCACCTGAGGGAAGTGGATTTACAACTGCTACTGCCACAGCAACAGTGAGCAGTGGAGGAACCATTACAGGTATTACAGTTACTAATGCTGGAACTGGTTATACTAATACTAAACCACCTGTATTACAGATTACACCACCTAAACCTGTGATAGAGTTTAATGTAGATGTGGATTCATATTCAGGTGACTTTGGTGAGATTGTTGGTCTAGGAACTACAACTGTTGGTGGAAAGAACCAATTAATCTTTGACTTCTTTATATCTGAAAACTCTATATTAAGAGATGAGTCTGGAGCAACAGCAGCAGTTGGTTCTGCAGTTACAGTTAGTGGAATCAGCACAGGTGACTTCTTTGTAGTTGAAAATAGTAATCATCTCTTTACTAGAGGTGAGGGTGTCAACACACCAACCAGTTTGATTATAACTAATGCTGGATCTGGATATAAAGCAGAAGATGGCAATAGTAGTGGAACTAGATTAAATCAAGGAACTACTGGTGGTGCTGGTAATGGACTAAGAGTAGATGTAGTTGTAAGTAGTGGTAATATCACTGCAGTTACAATTGTAGATCAAGGATCAGGTTATAAACTTGATGATACACTTAATCTTAGTGCTTCACCTGGTTCAGGTTGCACATTCCAAATAAACAAAGCATTTGGAACTTTAGAAACTAGAGGAGCAACTAATACCGCACTTAAAGTTGGTGCTACAACATCATTCTTAGATTGTGTGTATCAAGTAGCAAGTTTTGAAGATGTTGATCTTCCAAACACCTCTATTGGTATTGCTACTGTTGGAAGTGGTAAAACTACTTGTAGAAGAGTTTTCACTAACATTGCTGGTTTAAGCACTGATAACTTCTCTTCTTCATTAATAACTTTTGATAGCACTGCTTTCACATTTGATACTAGATCATCTGAAACTTACACAGGTGCAATATCCTTTGTATCTGATGTTGCTAGTTACAGTTGGGGTAAGATAGTGGTTGCTAGAGATCAATCTAATAACTTTGATTCTTACACTGGAAATGGTATGATAGGTCTAACCACATCTACCATAATCTCTAGATCTAAACCTCTTGAATTTAGAGACTATGCATCATAATAAATACTCTTACGGAAAACCTTTAGGAAATAATGGCTAAATTAGGAATTAGTACAGGAACCACTCCCAATGATGGATCAGGTGATAGTCTGTTGGATGGTGCTGTTAAGGTTAATTCAAATTTTGATGAAGTCTATAATAAGATAGGAGATGGGACAGATTTATTTGTTGGAATTGTTAGTTCTATTACTGTATCAGGACCTCTAAGTATAAGCACTACCTTTGGTGCACCTGTCATAACTGGATTAGCAAACACTTCAAATATAAATGCAAACAACTTTCAAGTAACTGGTGTAGGAACAATAACAGGAACTACAAGATTGGCAGGCATCAATACATTCTCTGCTGCTGGATATACTGTAGCAGGTTTAGTAACTGCAAGTAATATAATATCAAATGAAACCATCAAAGTAGCAGGTATAGTCACAACCTCTGAAGATGGTATAAATGTCTCAGCTGCTGTAACTGCTAGATCACTAGCAATTCAGGATGTAACTCAAACCTCTCATTTTGTTGGTTTAAACACTGTATTCATAGATCATACTGGTGTTGGTGCTACTGCTATTAATATAACTGACACTGCAACCATAGGATTTGGATCTATATCCAGTGCAAACATCACTACAATAAATTCAAATTTAGTAAGAGGTAATAGTGGTATATTAACCACTGCTGTGGTTGGAACAGCAATCACTATGCACTCAAAAGGAATTGATGCAGGTCAAGCAGGTATTATAACTGCAAGTAGATTATTTGGTGCTGTGACTGGTGCTGTTACTGGAACAGCATCTTCTGCCACTGAAGCAGACTTAGCATATGGATTAACAGGAACACCTAGCATTGTAGTGGGTGTTGCAACTCTTGGTGGTCATATATTCAATGCACCTGGTGCTTTCATATCAGGTATTCTTACTGCCACTTCATTCTCTGTTGGTGCTAATGAAGTTGTAAGTAGTGCTAGACAACTGAAAAATATAGCAACTTTAGATGCTACAACTAAACTTACAATAGAAAATGCTATATCTGATCCTCCAAATGACTTTGATGATTTGAATGTAGTTGGTCTTGCTACTGTAAATAGATTGTTTATAAGTGGAGATACAAGGGGATTAAACATTCTTGGTGTTACTACTGGTCTTTCTGTACCAGGTATTTCAACTCTTGGTATTGTTACTGGTGCAACTTCATTACAAGCAACTGATGTTTATACAAACTTCTTACATGGTAATGGTGCTAATATCACTGGTATTTCTACACTTAATATTACAAATTATGGTGTTGGATTAGGTGGAGGTGGTTCTGCTGGTATTACAGTTCAAGATGAAGGTTCTGCACTATCAACACTTGCTACTACACTGAACTTTGTAGGATCTGGTGTAGTTGCATCTGGATCTGGTGCTACAAAAACAATCACAGTCAACACTGGTTCTGGTGATACAACTGATATTAGAACAAATACTCTAGTTGTTGGTGAATATTCATCTGGTATTTCCACATTTGCTGGTGCTATAGATGTCAATGATGGAGGTAACATCACTGGGGGTCTCACAGTAAATCAAATTAATGTAAGTGGAGTATCAACCTTTGGTGGTAATGCTGATGTTAATGCAAATATAGATGTTAGTGGATCAGCAACTGTTCATAATGGATTAGTTGTAAATGGTGCTATTGCTGATATAAATCATCAGATAGTTGGTAT